CTCGCCTTGCGAATGTCGCGGTCGAAAGCCATAGTCACGGGCTGCGCCCGGAAACGGTTCGAAACCGATATGTTGACGTGTCGGTTCATTCGCCTTCCCAATTCCCCCAGTCGCCTGTGGTTGGCCAATCAGGTAAATCAACGGTCTTACCAGCAAGTTCATGTGTGCTGTCTGCACAATACACAAGTTTACCTGCAGTCAGAAAGTAGTGGCAAATAGTTGATTCGCCCGGATACTCATCGACAAAATTAGGGTCGACATACCGACCAGTCGTGATTTTCATAGACGGAGTTAACGTCGGGCTATCAGCGTTCCCATCATAAGCCCATAGGACGCGCCGCCCGGGCTTCGTGACGTACGTGTGGAACTCATTGCAAGCTGGACACCAGTGCGCAATGCCTTCTTGAGTGGTGCGTAGTTTGGGGCTAAGTTTCAACGCGCCATCGCTCTGTTAGGCAAATGCGGCAGGGGTACTTCCTGACCGGCCATGCCGTGTGTGCAATCAGGCAAGTACTTTATCACGCCGCCTTGCAAAAAGTAATGGCAAACGCCGCCCTTGGTCAACCACTTGGGGTCTACATATCGCCCCCAGCGAATGTTCATTCTGGGATTGAAAGTCGGCCTTAACTCGTTGCCGTCGAAAGTCCACTGCGCGCCATTCGCCTGTGGTTCATCGACTTGGATGAAATGTGCGTTGTTGCAGGCTGGACACCAGTGTCGCCAACCTGCGCCAATCTTGATGACCTTCATGACCCTTTGTCTCCATAAAGACCTACTTGCTTAACCACGGCCACGTTGACCGTGCGAGTTTTAGTCTTACCTGACAGGGAATCTTTGTATTTGACTTCCTGTTTCTCCACGCTAAGGACTTCAAACTTTCCACTGGAAGTCAATTCCCGGTCAGTGTCCATACCTATGCTGAAACCATAACCCACACCCTTGGGGTGGACCTTTGATTCACTTCTGGACCAGAAAGCGGGAACCGTCGAATGTTCATCATTACCGGCTGACCCAACCATGGCTCTGCTGGGTAGCATTTTGGCCCCGGGCTCCACACGAATAAGCATCCCTCCAGAATAAGTCATAGCAGAATCTTTATCAGCCGAGAAGGCAGTAGGGCCTCTAAGTTCCAAAATCTTGCCTACTTGGACCTTCAAAGGCTTGCACCCCCTGTACGTTTCGTTTTGGGTCTCGGGTGCTTCTTTAAGCGTCTTGAAATACGCGGGAGTGTTCTCGACTATCTCTCTTACTTTGTCTTCAGGAAGGGGGTCATTTACCTGATACCCCTTGGTATGATCCCACAGTTCCTTAATCTTAGGGTCCTTTATTATCTGGTCGTAGGGTTTGCCTTTAGAAGCCTCTTCCACTATTTTGCGAGTGGCTAAAGACACCCTCTGGTCGTACAAATATCGGTCCAAAATGCCTACCGTTTTCCTAAAATCTTCGTTCGTGTTGTAGGCCTGATGCAATTCCTTAGCTAGAGCCTTGTTGTCTTCATATGACATCTGGTCTACGGCTTTAGGGTCCGAAAACCCACTGAGGGCTTGCTTAACGCTGGCGGTTTTGCTTGATCCCCCGCCTCCTGCCCCGACTTGCCCGTTGTCTGCTCGTTCATGCTTGGACTCGTCCCAGTCGGCGTCTTGCGCGACCGGTTGCTGCGCTATCCGCGCTTTGCGCCTTCGCATCACCTGTGCGAGCCGCACGATGGGCGACGCACTTTTCACACCGCCCGCAGAATCCTGAGCCTCGTTTTGATCCGGCGCAGGGGGATCGCCGCCGTCATCATCTTCTTCGCCGGGCGCAGCCGCCTCGCCTTCCATGCCGGGAGGCAAATCACCCTCGATTTCAGGCTCAGGCGGCTCGTCTGATGCATTGGCTATATCCTGTGCAGGGATGCGGAAAACGCCTGTACGCTGGCCGACGCCGTCAAACATGGCGAGCGCGCTCTTCTCGGACAGCAACCCGGTGTCGAAGATCGTGGCGATGGCTCCGACTTCCTGCGCCGTCGCGCCTGCCTTATCAGCTTCGTTGACAGCCGCCACGGGCAGCTTGTTGGCGTCTAGCGACGCATAAGGCGAGTTGGGGTCGGATGCAACGCGCTTGCGGCTTTCCGACTTGTCGAGGACGCCCGCTTCGATGAGCGTCTTGTCGGTCGTGGCCTTCTTCGAGTTGAGTTCCTCTTCCTCTTCTTCGGTCAACGCGTCGAGGTTCACAAACTCGAAATCGATGCCGGGGTCAATCTCGCCATACAAGTGCAGCTGCACGAGGTTGAGGATGAACCGTATAGGGTCGTCGATCATCGACTCCTGCAGTGAGTGCACCCACGTATAGAAGCATTCAAGTTCGCCATCGCTGGTGGCGTTGAGCCCGGTCGGCTGGATGCCGAACAATTTGACCAACGGGACGCCGCTGACCGAAGCCATATGCTCTTGGCTCTGGGCCTGCAGTGATTCGAGACCACCCAGCGGCGTCGAGACTTGGAAGTATTCTTCCGTGTCCTTGTCGAGCAGCATCATGCCGCTATTGGACTTGACGGCGTTGTAGAACTTGACGCGCCTGAAAATCTGCTCATCGTTGACGCCCAGCAGGTCGCCAAGGTTCATCTTGACGCCGCTGACCGAGAACTTGTTGACGAGGTCCGACACGCTCTGCCGGGTGCGCAGCCAGTTATCGACGTAGGGCTTGAGCATCTGCGTCAGCGACAACCCGCCGAACGAATACGCAGGCTTGAGCAGGTCCGACACTTCGCGCCCGACAATCGTGATTAGTCGCGTGGTGTGGATGGTGCGCCCCTGAACCATCCACTCGGACGGCTCATACCAGTCAGGGTGCAGCGGGTCAGACGTGTTGTAGCCCAGCGGATAGCACCAGACAGGCTCGACCACTCGGAACCCACGCAGCGAACCCTTCGTGACCTTGAGCATGGTCATCGAGTTGGTGCCGTTGCCGATGGACTTGTCGAGTTCGCTCTTGTCGGCGTTCTCCGGGGCGACATCAACATAGATATGGCCGCGACCGAAGAATCCGTCATGCTCCAGCGCCTTGCGGAACTTGTCCTTGACCTTGAACTTCTTGAACTCGGCCTCGATCTGCTTGACCTTGGTGTTGCGGTCGTCGCCCTCGCCCTGCTGGTCCTTGCCGTCCGAAGTCGAAGTGATCTTGATCCACTTACGGGTCATTTCGTTGGCGAGGATTTCAACCGGGCGGCGATATTCCGCGCGCTGGGACATCTGGGCCAGATGGGCGTATCCGAGGAACTGCGTCCCCTCCAGCGCCGACGAGCCCTCCATGTTGGCTGCCCAGCTGACGATGGACGTAATATTCTCGTCCATGGCCATCGACTTGTTGCCGACCGCGTCCATCACCGCTTTGGGGTGGATCGCCGGTTTGAACACTTCGTCCAGCTGGATCGTGACCTTCTCCTTGATCGCCATAGCCTTGGCCAGCGTCTCGAGACTGACGTTTACCGTCTTGCGCTTGGGGGGAGCGGCCTCTTTAGGCTCAATAGCCTCGCCCTTGGACGGAGAGGGGGTCTCCTTGGCCGCGAGCGCCTGCTTACGGGCAGCTACAGCGGAGGCCACAGGGTCCGGTCGGGCGGTCTTCGTCTTGGCGGATTTCTTGGTCGTCATCAAGCTGCCCTCTGGCCAGCGGCTCTGGCCATGATTTCGTCGCTGAAGATCAACGGCTTCTTGACGTTGACCGGCCATAGACACATGACCGCCGCGTCGCCAAGGTTCGGGGATTTGGTTCCCTCGGGAGTCTTGTTGACGATCATCTTCATCTTGCTACCCTGCCCAAAAGTGGGTTGGGACAGTTCACTTGTCAATTTATCCAGAATGTCGCGCGGAATGTCGTCACTCGAAATCGACACCAGATCGTCGATCTTGTAGGTGAACCCGGGCTCGTGCAGCGCGCGGAACGTCTTTTCGAACTTGCGCCGCGCCATCCACCACGCCTGAGCCTTCAGATTACCGTAGAAGTCCTTGTTCAGCGGTGAGTTCTTGTCTTTCTCGATGACCGGCTTGTCTGGGTGCAGGACGCCAGCCGCCGCATTCCATGGAGTGAAGCTGACGGTCTTTGGCATGTCGCCCTCGCCAACCAGCCGGTTAACTTCCGCCTTGATGCCCGCGCCGATGCCGATGCAGTCGTACTGGACGTCGATGTAGCCGTGCATCTGGCATTCAGCAGCCGTATTTCGGGTGGTGACGCCCGTGTCGCGCTCGCCCCACTCCCGCGCTCCCTTGATGACCAGACCCTTGCGCTTGACCAGCGCGTTCTTATCCAGACCCTCGTCGGCAACGTCGAGACCCGCCACCCACATGCCGTCGTCCCCAAACCCGGGAATCTTCTTGTGAGCGTCGATTGCCGCCATCACCCACTCGAGCGGAATGACCACGTTTTCGACGGCTGCGGCGTAATTGCGTTCCACTTCCTGTGCGAAGATGTGCAACATGCCGTCATCGACCGCCTTCTGGCGTCGCGCGTTGTACCACGCTTGGCTCTTGCCCGGATGGTCGCGCCAGTCCATGATGAACACGTTGGTCCGCCCGGGGATCGCGCCATCGCCTTTCCAGAGCGCGCCTGCCTGTCGCCTGCGGTGGAACACGTTGCCCGGGCCGTTGACCGAGGAAATGTCCACCTGTACGCGGGTGTTGTCGGCCAGCGCCGCCTCGATCTTCTCCGGGCGTTCGTAGTGCGCCGAATTATGAGTGACCACGCACCCATCAGTCAGATAAAGGCCGTCTTTATTACTAACAGTTATACATCTTACAGGTTCGATCCCAACATATTCGATAGATTTTATGCGTCTACCGTTGTTCAGAGTTCTGGACTTGTATTGCGAAACTTTTCTCTCGAGCCTAAAAGGACAAATTTCGTTTGGTAAATTCAAGTGAAGCACGTATTTATCTCTAAACCCGCGCTTGTCTTTCTTGACGTTAAGGGTAGAAGTCCCCCCCAAGGATTGACACAAAAACACGACATCGTTTGCTAATTGTTCGGATGACGTGTGAAAGCTGGCGCTTCCACCACCCTTGCCACCGTTAGTAGCTGACCCGTCTGTGTCCATAAGACCTTGCAAAACAGCTATGCGATCCTCAACCGAAGAAAACTTGTACGAATCCGGCACAAGCTTTTCCCAAGACCTGCGCCCATATATGCCTGCTTCCATGATCAACAGTCTTATACGGCTTGGTTTACCTCCTGAAAACCCCAATTCGTCTCCTAAGTAATAGCCATACTTACCATCGTGTTTGATTCTCAGAAAATCGGGCATATAGAGCTTCAAGTTATCCACTAATTCGGGATCAGCCGTAGTGAAGGACAACCTGCGACCATTAATCGACCCATCACCTAACAATAGCCCCACAACATAAGGATGTAACGGAAGGTGGCGCTTATTGAACTCCACCGCTTTACAAGTAGGTATTCTCCATCTAAACTTAGACGCTCCAGTCTTTCCTAAGTCATCAGTTTGGACCAATTCTTTAGTGCGCAGGGTTTTAGAAATTTTTTTAGTCCAGCGTCTGTCCACTTCCCACAAGTGGTTTTCACTACACTTGACTTCTGTCCCGTCTTTAAACGTCAATTTGTAAACCGGAGCTTCACCACATTCGTTAATAGACACTACGCGAGTGGGTTTACCATCGATTCCAATGACTTCCATCCCAACGTAGGCCTCTCCCATGGTTGACCAACCGTTAGGGGTCAACAATTTGGAATCCATTGGTTGAGCTTCGTCCTTGAAATACATACGCTTTCGACCGCCACGACCGATATTGTCGCCCGCCTCGCCCGTGATGGTGGCGTCGTTCTCCGGGTTAATGATCCGCATGTAGGCCATGTGGTCGCCTTCCTTGAACCCCTTGGGCAGGAGTTCGGGCGGCAGGAGCCGGATGAACATGCGGATTTTCTCGAAGATGCTGTCCGGGTCGCCTATCTTGTCGACCAGCTGTTCCTTGCGCGAGCCCCAGCCGACTGCCGACCCGGGTTGGAATAGCCACATCCACACCGAGAACCCGACGCAGAGCCACGTAGCGCCCATGTCGCGGCACTTCTCAACGAGCCCGTTTTCCTCGAACCGCAGCAGGTCGAGCAAGAACTGCACGAAATCACGCTGGCGCTTGAACAGCAGAAACGGCATCTTGGTCGGCAGATTGGTGCCCGCGTTTCGCGGATCATAAGTCATGCCCCAGTCGCACAGGAACTCGACAGGCCGGGTCTTGTAGTATTCCTTGACGCCCTGCCAGAGCGCAGGCTTGGCGCGCAACGCCATCAGTATGTTGGACCGGCGCGTGAACTCCGCCACGTAGTCTACCGGCCATGCGTCGTTAGCGCTGAAATCCGTCATGCGCCAGTTATAACAGACGGAAGGGGTCTAAAACAATTGAGGCCCCACTAGGGGGCCTCGGATTGCTGGAAAAGCGCCCGGTCACTCGGGCTTGAACCAGATGTTGTTAAGCTTCTTGAACTTGACGTCCCGGTCGTCACGACCAAACGAGGCCCACTCCCACGCAGGAGTCTTGTCGTTTCCAGGGTTATAGCGCAGGATGGCGGGCCAAAGCTTGGAGCCGGTCCGATACTTGCCAACGAGACCATAAGCGGTGATCTGGCCATCCCAGTTTTCACCTGTCCAGCGAGAAGCCGGGACGCGCTTGGTCTGACCGCGCATCGTGACTTCAACAGTACCATCTTCACGAACCGAACCCTTCGAAACGATGATGGACTTCTCGGTTATGAACGACTGGGGATTGATGAACATCGCGGGCTCCTATGTCAAATCGACCGGAACATTAAACCATTCCGCAAAGCGTTTGTCAATTATTCCAAATAAAGCTGGACCCCGAAGCCGTCGCCCCGGGGTCCAACACGTCCGTTTTACGTACGGTAACGGCCTTACGTTGTGGGACTTTTGGGCATTCCGGCTCGCCTGCTTTATTGACCGATTCCCACTTCTAAGCAACCGACTAGACGACATTACGGCTACCTAAGGTTTCCTTCCCTCTTATCGATCGGGTCAGGCTATCTGCAGTCACTGACCCGGCAACTTGAGCAACTCAGTCGTCAACCTAGTAAGTGACCACCTTACCGCACAAACGGCTTGCGGTCAAATACGAATAACCCCGGGATGTGACGCCCGGGGCCAGAAGACGCAGTAAGGATTCGGTACTATTCCTTCGCCGTCTCGACACTGCCGACCACGTCATCGAGTTCGCCGATCGCCTGCTCGAAGCCGTTGATGGCGTCGTCCATGGCCGAAATCGCCTGCTCGGCTGCCCGCCCCTTGTCGCCGTCCTGCATGTTCTCGGGCATGTTGTCGAAATATTCTTGCTCTTCGTCCTTGAGCGTCTCCAGCGTCGACTTGGCGTCATCAAGCTTGGACTTGATTTCCTCGAGTTCGGAAATCAGCTTGGAGAGGGCGTTACGGCGGTCCTCATTCATGGTCATGCTCCTATGTAAGATGGGCCATGTCCATAAAAAAGCATCCCGCAAACGATTTATCAAGTATGCCCTGCCTGTGCTAGGAAGCCCGGGCCAACATAGGAGAACCGAAAAACGGTTCTGATCAACGACATCGAAACCGTGTCTTGGTGTCCTGCCATACACTATCCACGCTTGCTGCGGTCACGGAGATGATACCAAACCTTATGCAGTGACGGCAAGGGGCCGTTTCAGGTCGTTCCGTTTGACACAGGCTCTTCTACCTGATACGTTCTCCCCATGTAACGAGCTTCTCTCGTTGCTAGCCCTCCTTGGGCGTTTTCTCCCTAGACTTATTGCCATCCTGGGGCAAGGGACTGGTCAGCGGCTTCGGCGGCGAGCGGCCAGTCCCTCTTTTTTCATGTTTGTTGATTTAGCCTGCTTTTAGCCATTACTACGTATTCGTGGTTTATTTCTATTCCAGTGTATTTACGGCCTAACTGCTGAGCCACCACCCCCACAGTGCCCGAACCGAAAAACGGGTCTAAGACTTGGTCGTTCACGCGTGTTGATGCGCGGATGCATGGATCGACAAGTTTGGGAGGAAAAGTCGCGAAGTGCGCGCCGGGGAAACCTTGAGTATGCACATCCCACACGGTCCGGCGATTGCGGCCGTTGGACTCCAGCACGGCGGCGCGGTCGTAGTAGTACCGCTCCGATTTGCTAAACATGAAGAGGTATTCGTGCGAGCGGGTGGGGCGGTCTTTCACGCTCTCGGGCATGGCGTTGGGCTTGTTCCACACGACGTCGGCGCGCAGGAACCATCCATCGTCCTGCAAGGCGAACGCCAGTCGCCACGGGATTCCTAGCAAATCCTTTGGCTTGAGACCCTCCGGCGTCTGTGGACGGACATCCATTGCGCGCGCCGGATTCTTCTTGTCTGGCGCGCGCCAGCCTCGATTGCCGCTGGTGTAGCCATCGCCGATGTTGAGCCAGAACAGGCCATCGTCCTTTAACACACGGCGCGTTTCACGAAACACCGCCGTCAAGCTGTTAATGAACTGCGGGAGTGTCGGCTCTAGGCCGATCTGGGAGGGGCTATCATAATCCCGCAGCCCCCAATATGGTGGCGAGGTCACAACGCATTGCACACTGCAGTCGGGTAGCTTCTTGAGCGCAGTAAGCGCGTCACCTTCAAAGACCACCCCGCCTTTTGTAAGTTCTACAATCATAGTTTGTTCCTTTAAGAGGTCATCAGCGCCCCTTGATCGGCTCGGAGCCAAAATCACGCTGACAATCTTCCACTACTCCGGTCGCCTTGTCTTCCAGATGGAACCCGGTAGGATCACCAGAAAAGATCAGCTTGCCACCTTCCAGCAATTCAATGAACCGGTTCCACTCGGGAAACAGTTTGTCAAGGAGAAGCTTACGGGGCCGTCACAACTGCGTCCAGAAGAACGGCCCCTGCGGCTTGCCTAAATCGTGCGGCCACGACCGACGCACTGAAACTGATAAGGGGAGCGCGCGTCGGGATCGAACCGGCACACCCTAGCTATCGGTCAACTAGCTGCTCCCCGGCCTTGTTGGATCAGTGCAGCAGGCGGTTCATAGATACCCGCCCCTAACCTAGTGGCTCCCCTTGTCCCCTCAAGCCGCCCCGGGCGAGACACTGACGGAAACCCGCCCGGGGCTAAGCTCGTTCGGTCGCGGGTCCTGACCGTTGAGGGGTCTGCGTTCTAGGCCGGATGCTGAAGGCAGACTACCCGACCAGTGCCCTGCAGAGCGCGCACTCTAGCAAGACAAACGATTGGCATCAATACTGAACTCAAAGACCCATCGCACGTTCAATGATTTGCTTTTTGAGCCGTTCCCAAACCTGCCAATCCAACCATTCTAGTCTGCTAAAGTCCACTTCCGACCTGCAGCGCTCTTTACGCTTTCGCAGTTTAGACAGCCGCTGCCTTAAGACTTTAGACCCAATACGCCAGTGTAAGTAGCAAATGATTTCGACCGCGTCTGGATGCTTAGCTCGGGCGGCAGTCCGCTTGCAAAATGGGACGCAGCAAGGAATGCGGTCGGACTTGTCCATTATTCCTTCTTCCCGGATAAAGCGTTCGCATTCTTGAGCAAGTTGGCGTAGGCCTCCTGCGCCTGAGCGGGCGTCATGTGAAGGTTGGCCGTCTCGACCGGACCACCGTTGGGGCCGGAAATCTCGAGCTTGTCGCGGAACGCGCCTAGGTGCCTGCCAATGTCGACCAGCGCACCCTTCTTATCATGGAGCTTGAACTTGACCTTTTTGACGGTCCGGGCGTCCTCGCCCCTACCCTCCAGATAAGTCTCGACGGTGATTTCACTCATCGCCGCCTTCTGCTCGGAAGTAAGGGTGGAGAAATCGAGGACCGGGTCGCCGTCCTCATTGGAACGGAAGTAGGCCTCCATGTTGGAAAAGCCGATCTTGGCAAGTTCCGTGATGACCGACGCGATGGTTATCTCTGTTTTCTCTGCAGCTCTAGTCTGCAACTCTTTCACACGAGCCTGAACGTCAACGCTGTTCAACAAACGGCTGGCGGCCTTCATCCCAACGTCCGGAGCCTTGAACGTGTAGCCCGCCTTCTTGTACGCCGCCGCTCCTGCCGCCCCCTTGGCGACTTCTTGAGCGAACAACTCGTGTTTTCGGTTTTTCAACACTGGCATGGTCAGAGTTCCCCCTTAGTGAACACGCGCTGGCAGGCTCTACAATAACCCGTGGTGGTTTTCCTAGGAGCTATATGCCCCTTAACGCATGGCTCTCCAGTAAAATACGACGGGCTACCAACGAGAACTGCTTCCATTCTAGACATCTTCTCCATCACTCACCTCCTTCATTTCACTTAAACACACCCTCGAAACAACCACAAGTGCGGGAGGCAGCGGGAGGATGGAATATCAGTCTGAAAACCGCATCCTCCACAAAACTCGAAACAACCTAAATTGCCTCAGATGCCCCGCCCCTCTTTTTAAAAAACCTACCTAATAATAATAATAATAATAAAGAAAAAACAGTGGTGTTGGGAGGGTTCGGAGGGTTTTGAGGCAATCTTAAGGGGGAGGGCTTCAGACCCCGTTTCTTGGACTATGTGTACCTTGATGTACTACGTTAGGACGTTTAGGTCCACATGTCCGCCGAAACGGGTTTCGGGGCGTTTTCCCCGACGACTAGCTTTGTAAACCTCCGGACCCTCCGGTCTCCTCCCAGCCCCCGCTCTACGGGCTTTTTAGGCGGGAGGGTTTGCCCTTGATCTGTCCAACGACCCTCTCATAAACCCTCCCGTATAGTTTGAAACGCGAGCGCTACGAGGCCTTTTGTGCTTGATTGGTTCCATGTTGACAGGTGAGCGTATGTGGTGTTTCTTAAGTATACGTCTTGTCAACCGACTACGAGGTCCTCACATGGAACTGGAATCAGTTAAGTTTTGGTGGTTGTCCGTTTTGATGAAAGGTGAACTCCTTTCTGAAAACAACCGTTGGCGTCAGCGTCCTAAAAGTGTGAATTGGCCCGGGGTGGTTTGTTCACGCACCCTTTACAACAGTATGGTTGTCGCTCTCGTCGAGCAGGGTAAAGACGTCCCTTCCGAAGCTAAGTTTGCTATGGACCTAAATTCCATGACCTGCACTAAGTTGCGTCGAGTCACTGCGCGATGGAGTCCTACCAGCGAACCTAAGAAGGACCGGGTGATGAGCAACGCCATCGTCAACTTACCTTCTCTATCTGACTGCCGGGGGGCCTTTGAAGCGGTGACCAATCACCGTTACAACTGGCCGGATGTTCCTAACACTCCTGCTGCTATGGACTATTCCAACTCTATAGAAGTTCCAGCCGAGTGGCTCAAATGAACAATCCTCGAGCCCGAATCGTCATCTTGGTTGGCGCGGGAGCCCTTACTGGCAGCGCTTTATCCGAAGCCCTCTCCCAAGACATCGGAGCCAAGTTGGTGGCAGGCCCGGAGGACATGCGTCCGGTAACCCGCAGTTTTCTGGAGGACGAGCCAGCCTTAGTCGCCCCTTATGCTGGTCGCGCCCCTCGCTCCAAGGACTGGGAAAGTCGGAACAAGCCCTATCGCAGGAAAAAGAAATGACCGACTTCAAGGACTGCCTCTCCACTATCGAGTCCTACCACCTGATGCCCTACGTGACTGTGCCTAGGGGCGCAGTCTTCGTCGGTTTCAAGGGCTACACCTTGTATTATCGGTGCCCCTGTCCTGAAGCCGTGGTGACCAAGGAAACGGACGCTCCAGAACGCCTTAGCCCTCTTACCCGCACTGACATGTTTGGTCGGTTATCTGAAGGCTGCGCGATAGAGCCCGGTGTGGAGTTCAAGGGCGAGTGCACCACACCGGGCGATCCTTGCCTTACCTTCCTGTTCTACAAGAAAGGCCTCGAGTCATGAAGCCATTTCCCGCGCCCACTGCCCCGGGCCACTACTGGGCAAAGCTCGTTCATCCTACTGGAATGCCTGAAGGAGAGGACTGGCAGTCATTGGACTTCGAAGTCGTCCAAGTATGGGACAACAACGGCGAGGGTAACCAGAAATGGGGCGTCTCGGTCCCCGGGATCGACGTTACCCAGTGGGTCGAGGACTTCGTTTGGGGCCCAAAGGTCGAGGCCCCCCACCATCCCCGGCTTAAAAGAAAGGACTTTCTGATGCCCCGTCTGTTTCCCAAGCCGACTGTCCCCGGCTTCTACTGGGCCAAGATGGTCTGCACGGTTCCCCCTTCCACCGGCAAGTGGGAAGTTTTCGAAGTCGACGAAAACCTTGGCGTCTGGGACACAGGCGCGGACTTCAGCTTCACTGTCGGTGATTTCGAATGGGGCCCACGCGTCATGCCACCATTCTATGGTCCGACCGGCACGGTTGCCGACATCAGCGACGACGACCTTCTGCGTCGCGCCGTCCGCAGCGCTCGCTCCACTCGCTATTCAGTTGGCGCCCCTCACCCGCGCTGGGTCGCGGTCAAGGACGCGCTCGCCTTGGGCCGGACTTATTCCGCCCAGTTGTGCGAGCGTTTCGGTTTTGACCCTGATGAAAAGGTGAAAAGATGACGCCCGAAGTCCAGCAGATTATCAACGTGGCGACCGAGAACATGCGCATCGAATTGTCAAAGACCGGGGTGCAGCTGGGCGAGGATGAATTTGAGGCCGTGGTGCGCGCCATTCTGTCGGTCGCGTTCGCTATGGCCATCAAGGAAGTCGACGACGAGCGCAAGGAATGGGCCAGCGCCGAGATTTACAGCGGAGCGCTTGCTCTTGCCAGCGCTAGGGATCGCATCAAGTCAATCGCTAACCAACTATAGGAGACAGCGTCAATGATTGAACTTTCCAGAGACGAGGAAGCCACGGCCAAGGCCATAGTCCGGGAGGGCGGCGATCAGGTCATATCCAGACTTGCCCAAGAAGTGGTAAAACCTTTCTTCGAACGGACGCGCACTACCGGCTCTCTTGAGGGAGTGGCCGAAGAATTGCGGTCCGCGCTGTCCAGCAGGGCTGACGCCCAGCCGTCTGAGCAGAAAGCTCCACTTACTCGGACTTGCGCCGAGACCGCGATCAAAGCGTATGACCAGATAAAAGTTCTGGATCAGATGCTTTCCGTGCTAATACGTGCACAGAATGTGTCGCATGCGTCCAATCTCATCTTGGACGCGGCGGTGCTCCACAAGGACACTTTCAATGCGCTGCCAAAAACGGTCATGTCTTCAGGTATATTGAACTCATCTGAAAGCATCCAGTTGACCAAGTTGTTGATGGACTTCGAACACAAACGCCTCACTGAGCGTCGCCGGGGCTGGGTCAAGGCTCTCGAAGAAATAGGCTTCCGGCCATGAGCGACGCGCCATCCAAAGTCCTGATCTGGTCAGGCGAACACTGCCTGTTCTGGCGCGCGAACGCTTCCGGCTATGCAAGCACATTCGAGGCTGCTGGTCGCTACGATCTGGAGGAAGCTCGTGCCTATTTGAAAAGCGCTGGTCCGGAAAAGCGCCTGTCGCTGATCGACGCCACGCCTGCCCGGACTGTCCCTTACAAGGACCTACTGGGCTGCATCACTGAAACTTTCCGACAACTGGAAGCTTCTGACCAGTATGCTCGCGACGCTGCGCATGACGCGGTCCCCACGGTGTGGGAAATCCAGAACTCGCATGTGCGCGGCAGGCTCAACGAAATGCTTAGACTGCTGGGGGCCAAGCAATGACCCTTCCCGTCGCCCTGATCTACGCCGCTCACTTCCTGTTCCCGTTCGCTGCTGGCCTGATGTCGTACTCGATCGACTACGGCTATAAGGGTATAGACCGGGACCTTGCTTTCAGCAACGCGCGCTCCGCCTTTCTCGGAGGGGTCGTCGTGTCAGCCGCCGCGCTTCTGGTGCGGTCGGCCCGGGGCGGTTGACATGGGCCGTCGAGTACGCCTCCCCGCCCAGCGGGAGGCCATCTTGGATATGTGGGCGCAGGTGGGGCCGAAAGGTAAGTGCGTCTGGACCGCCACCACTATCGCTAAAAGCCTTGACTGCGCCCGGGGCCATGTGTCCAATGTCGTGCTTCGGGCGAGGGACGCCAAGGACCCTCGAGCCATTCACAGAAGAAAGGGTTTCGGAGTGTCCTACATTCTAGACACGGGATTTGAATACGACCTGCTGGAAGACGAGGCCAAGACGGTGCTGGAGACGGTCGGTTACGAAGTGACTTTTCGAACTGGAATAACCGGGCGTGTGATGGTTGCCACTTACCACGACATCAAATGGACGTTCGACCTTTACAAGGGTCGGTACGACAAGGAAGAAATCAAGGAAGCCATTCGCGACATCACCCAGCAGAAGAAGCGCGCCAAGGCTTGACGTCTCGGCTCGCGTTGTGCTTAAATGCTTTGTGTCTTTACATAGGAGAACTGACGCATGCAACTGCTTTCCGCCACCGACGTCGCCATCGCTGTTGCGATCCGCTCTTGCACCTTGAAGGTGCTGGTTCGCATGGGCCGGTTCGACAAGGAATACGCAGTCATCAGCGACGACCACGGCTCCATCGAAGTGCACGACGACCTGACCAAGGCGGCGGAGCGCGTCGAGCGGGTGCGCGCGGCGCTTGTCACGCCCGGGGGCCACTGACCTTGTACAGTTTCATTATCATCTTCCGGGTGTTTGACTTCGGGTTCTTCCCGCTGGTCTATCTGCTGGTTGCTGAGCCCGTCCCCCTGTCTGGTCGGGTCGCCTGCAAAGGCGTTTTAGCTCGTTAGTCGTGCCCGGCTTCATCGTAAAATGACTTGGATCAGTATGGGGCCGGGGTAGACAGCCCCGGCTTAATTTGGAGGCATAGCCTCCGGTAGGGTGTGTGTTTTAACTAGCACCGCCAATGGGGCTGGCGCGGTCCATAGAAACCCTATCCCCGCCACATAGGAATTTTAAGAAATGACTGCTCAAGACAAGCGCGCCAGCGACGATTTGCGCACCATCATCAAACACTGGTTTGGTAGTCTGGCGGCTGACGAGCCTAAAGATTTCCTTTGGGAGCGAGGTTATGACTTCCGCATAAACGCGCTCGACCAGTTCGTCTGGTCCAAGCCGACCCCTAGCCATTGTATGCGCTATGAAGAGTTCGTGTGCCT